CGAACACAATTTCAGGCCCTTCGTAGCGAAAACACACTTGATTGTGATTAATATAGATCCCGGGAGATTCGTTGTCTTGGCCATTTCCTTCCACACTAGCCAGAACTTCCACCCAATACCCCGCCTTCACAACATCAGAGGTCTGTAAATCGGCCCACTGCCCATTAATCCATTGTCCAATTCGCGGAATGCTTCCATTCTTGAAAAATACTACCCAATGTCCAGGGAATCCCTCCTTCATATTCGGAGCGACCCCTTCTTTATTAATTTTATTACTATCGCCGTCAACTACTTTCCATGCGAAGTCGTCGCTCTTTGCTGCGACAGGATGTGCTGCATGACCGATACTCCATAACTTAGCGCCCCATTCCGTTTGTGCGAAATGAGTTTCTCCTGGTTTTTTGGGGATAGCCAGCGCGAAGAAAACCTCGTAACGTTGCTGACCGGTTTTTGGTCCTTTTTTGTATGTTAACAACTCACCTTTCTTGTTACGATCGTTTAATCGATACAGAGATCCTTGAACAATCCTTCCCATCGGGAATTTTATACTCACTGCAGTACTTGCCATGATGTGCTACTCCTTTTTAAAAATTTTAGCTGCGTCTTTAGGATCATTCAAAGAAAGCTTCGGAGACCCTGTAGGAATGTAACTGTACGACATAATGACCGCCTCGTCAATAGAAAGTTTTAAAGCTTGAGTGGGCGTCATTACTGATTTTTTGGATAGATCGACTCCTAGCATGTTTCCAAGTATTAAAATTTCATCGTCAGGTTTCTTCCATTTCCGATTGCCGTAGGTTTGAATCATAGTATAATACGGCGAATATCCACCCTCCGATAGCTTGGCTGCGACAAACTCTCGCATACCTTCCACCCGAGATTGTAAGCGTGCTAGGCCGTTCTCAAGCATTTTGAGTTCGAGTGCCGCCGCACTTAAAGGAAGTTCTACCGGAGATGATCCGCTACTGTATTGCAGATCACTATACGCCCCCTTCTGTAGCGCATCGCATGCATGACGCCCAGGGCAATCGCGACATCCTTCATTTGTGGTTGCCACCGGATTTGGTGAATACGCCCGTTCTGCGGCCATCTTGAGTTTATTGATATAACCTCTAATATTGCTACCTTTTAGCTCCCAAGTTCGGACGGGATCGCCTTTGTAATAACATCGCGGCTGTACTATCGTAATCCTGACGGTAACTTTTTGATCGAGTTCCCCCTGCCCGACTTTAAGCTGCAATGCCAATCGGTTAAAAATACCCTCAACATACAGCAGACATTGTAAATTTTCGTATTCATCGACAAATCGGTGACCGAACTTATAGTCAAATAAATCTAGGACGTACGTTTTTAAGTCAAAATACCAACTATCTGGCGTGCCGTAACATTCCGGGTGAACGTCGTAGATCGACACTGGCGTTTCGACCACAAGAAGCTCGCGTTTGACTTTGGGCATAATGCTTACGTACAACTCGCCACCTTCGATCATTTCCCCAGTAACTATTACGCCATTGGGAGCCACGTCGCCGACACCTACCGGTTCGCCATCTAGCATTTTCTGCCAAACCCAATGGGCGGCAGTACCTTCTAAAGTTTCAGGCGAGTCGTCTTGTGGAAACGTGGCGTTCATGGTCGGCCATAGCGCGCAGACTGACCAAGTTTCGGCCCCGGAGGGTGGTAAAAAGGAATGGCCTTTACTCATGATGTTCGGTTTGCGATAAGTGCCTCAATTTTACTCATAACTTGAGGCACTAGATCGGGACGAGCAGCCAGCATGTTCGGGGCAGCAACTCCAGAGTCTGTACAGCATTTTAAGATCTCCGCTTCGGTGATTCGTTTGCCCTTTATCAATTCGGTGATTTTCTCAATGAATCCGATAAAATCAAGCCTTTGATCTGTGGTTATCGGCGAAGCGACTACAGGGGTATGTACCTGAGTAACCGGCACATTCATCAGCGCTTGTAACTCGGCCTTCACTTCCGCAATCTTTGCCGGATCACATCCTCTTATGAGTTTCCACGACCCGTTGGCTATTTTGGTTTTGGTAGATGCGTGAATTCTGGCATCCCAGGGTAATCCTTCGCTATCTAAGGGCACAGGGTTTATCACGGGGAGTACAGCAGTCTCCGCCATATTGCCGGAGCGCGGAACATAAGGTATAGACCCTGGAATATTCGGACTGTTGGAAATAGTCCCCCCGGTCTCTAGGACAGTCTTTGACGCTTCTACACCCGCAGAAATAGGGGCAACGGTCGCCCCGACTGGCAAAGGGGGTGCGTCCGGGCTGAAAGGTACATCGGGAGTGTATATAGCCCCTACGACTACTTTATAAGTTGTTCCAGGATCCACACTATTCTGGGAAGATTCGACTAAATCTGCCTTTTGTTCGGCTGCTAATTGTGCGAGTTCTTCAATTCCAGATATATCTCGCTGTACCGGATACGTCAATATAAAATTTGCCCAGTGTTTGCGTTCAGCTTTGTTCATGGTCCTAATAAATTCTAACATTCTGATAACTCCTAAAAATTAAAAATTTGACTGCTGGATAATTATCTATCACAATGACGGTTCGGTCAATAGGAAATTTTAAATATTATGGATTATGAACAATTTTTAGAAAATAAGGCGCAATCTGATGTTTACACAGGATTTGACCCTGTGTTTATGCCAGACGAAGCATTCGAGTTTCAAAAATATTTAATCGATTGGAGTTTAAGAAAAGGACGCGCGGCGAACTTCGACGACTGCGGTTTGGGTAAGACCCTCATGCAATTAACTTTTGCCGAAAATGTAGTACGCAAGTTTAATCAACCGGTTTTGTTATTGACCCCTTTGGCGGTATCTCCACAAACTATTGCGGAGGGTGAAAAGTTCGGAATACCTGTATTCAAAGCAAACCCAGACAAGGTTGTAAACGGAATAAATATTACAAATTACGAGCAATTATCTAAATATAATCCCTCGGACTTTCGAGCTGTCTTGTGCGATGAGTCATCTATATTGAAGTCGTTCGACGGAAAAATTAAAACTGAAATTACCCAATTCCTGCGGAAGGTCGAATTTAGGGCATTGTACACCGCCACGGCAGCACCTAACGACTACATAGAATTTGGAACCAGCTCAGAGGCACTAGGGGGGGCTGGGTTACGTGGATATGCTTAATAAATTTTTTAAGAACGACATGGGTAACTCAGCCCAAGGTAGGGCGTTCGGTCAAGCCATAAAATGGCGATTAAAAGGTCATGCGGAGCTAGACTTCTGGAAATGGATATGTTCGTGGGCGAAGGCGGTACGCACTCCCTCCGATTTGGGGTTTAGTGACGAAGGATATGTACTCCCCAAACTGTACGAATTTGAACATGTAATACCTACAGGATTGGACGTTAAAAACATAACGTTAGAAGATCAGCGGAACAATGCGAAGATGACAGTAACCGAACGATGCGAAAAAGCGGCATCACTCGTATTGCATACTCAGGATTATGCAATTGTGTGGTGTCATCGTAACGATGAAGGGGATTTGTTAGAAAGATTAATACCAGATTCAGTGCAAATATCCGGTAAAGATTCCGATAATAGTAAAGAAGAAAAATTCGCAGCATTTCAGACTGGCAAAGTTCGAGTATTAATCACAAAACCTAAAATCGGAGCGTGGGGATTGAACTTCCAGCATTGCGCTCATCAAGTCATATTTCCATCTCACTCGTATGAACAGATCTATCAGTGCGTTCGAAGATCATGGAGATTTGGTCAAAAGCGTCCTGTAAAAGTAGACATAGTATGCACTGATATTGAAGGAAATGTGTTACAGAATCTTAATAATAAAAAGACTAAGGCTGATACTGCTTTTAAAAATTTAGTAGCTGAAATGAATAATCCGTCACATATAAATCGAATTGTTTATAAAAATATTAACTTGGAGATACCCTCATGGATCAAATAATCACAAACGAATATATGTTAGTAAAAGGTGACTGCATAGACGTTATGCAGAAATTACCAGAAAACTCAGTGCATTTATCAATATATTCCCCTCCATTTTGCGGACTTTACAATTATTCTAGTCATCCTCGAGACTTATCTAATTGCGACAGTTATTCAGGATTTTTCGAGCATTACGAGTTTGTAGTTTCTGAAATAAAAAGACTTACCGTACCAGGACGAATGACTGCTGTACATTGTATGGATATTCCAAAAAGTAATACTGGTAGGGGTGACTCTTTAACCGACTTTCCTGGAGATATAATTCGTCTTCATCAGAAATTAGGATTTTCGTTTGTGGCTAGATATGCGATATGGAAAGAGCCTCTTGCAGTAAGAAATCGTACCCTGATGAAGTCTTTGGCACATAAGACCATAGTCGATGATTCTTCGAAATGCTCTAATGCTGGGGGAGATTATTTGTTGATATTCAGGACTCCTGGCGACAACGAAACTCCGGTATCTCATCCCGAAGGATTGAGCGAATATTACGGGGAACGTCAGATACCAGAAGAATTGAATGAGTACCGGGGTTGGACCGGACTTCAAATAGAAAACCGATTATCGCATTGGATATGGAGGCAATATGCGTCATGTTTTTGGGATGATATTCGATTAGATAACGTATTACCATATAAATCCGCTAGAGATTCTGATGATGAAAAACACGTACATCCATTGCAATTAGACGTGATTGCTAGAGTATGTACATTATTTTCTAATCCGGACGAAACGGTGCTAACTCCGTTTATGGGGGTGGGATCTGAGGTCCATAACGCGGTAACTTTGGGTAGAAAATCCATAGGTATTGAATTAAAAGAATCATATTTCAACCAGGCCGTAACTAATCTTCAAGATTTGCGAAGATTAGTACATGACGACACTGGAAAAATTACTGAGACCTACAGCCCGACATTCCCAGGAACCGATGTTACTGGGCAGGAAGGATGGGAGATGATGTTTAGATTACAATCATGATCGAACTAAGAGGGTTTCAACCTGAACTTGAACGAAAAATTTATTACGCTTGGGATGCCGGCGCAAAGAATGTTATGCCTGTCGCGGCGACAGGCAGCGGCAAAACTGTAGTTATATCTAAACTATTACTCGATGAGCCGGGAGCTTCCATCGCTATAGCCCACCGACAAGAGTTAGTCGGGCAAATATCGCTGGCTTTAGCTAGAAATGGGGTTCGACACCGATTAGTTGGCGCTAAAAAAAACTCAGCTTTATTACGCACAATAAGTGCTATTCATATCTATGATACCGGCTATAGCTACATAAACCCTAATGCCAAGACCGGCGTGGGTGGAGTCGATACAATTATTCGAATGGACCCTAGCGATCCTTATTTCAAACAAATACGTAAATTCGTAATAGATGAAGCTCATCACGTTTTAGCAAATAATAAATGGGGTACAGTCGCCGGGTTCTTTCCATCAGCATTGGGATTGCTGCCGACGGCGACTCCCGAACGGGCAGACGGGCAAGGTCTAGGGCGGCATGCTGACGGCATAGTGGATGAGATGGTTCTGGCGCCGGGTATGCGGGATATCATAGATTCGGGATGGCTTACGGATTATCGGATAATCTGCCCTCCGAATGATATCGACTTGTCGACGGTAGCAATCAGTAAAGCTACCGGAGATTTTAACGCCGATCAAGTGCGTAAAGCCGTTCACAAAAGCAATAAAATAGTAGGAAACGTAGTAGGGCATTACTTAAAGTTCGCACGAGGTAAACTCGGGGTAACCTTCGCTGTGGATGTAGAGGCGGCTACTGAGATTGCTGCGGCATTTAGAGCTAATGGCGTTCCTGCCGAAGTGGTTAGTGCTAAAACTCCAGATCATGTACGCGCACAGATTCTCCGAGACTTTGCTGCACGTAAAATATTACAACTTGTTAATGTAGACCTATTCGGGGAAGGATTTGACCTACCCGCCATCGAGGTGGTTTCATTCGCCAGACCTACCGAAAGCTTCGCTTTATTTTGCCAGCAATTTGGGCGAGTATTACGGCTTATGCTATCCAAAGAAGTGATGTCAATGCACAAGTTCCTGACTGACGATGAACGAAAACGAGCAATTGCGCAATCTATTAAGCCAAAAGGTTTGATAATCGATCACGTAGGCAATGTGCAAAGACACGGATTGCCTGACAAGCACCGAGAATGGTCGCTTGATCGTAGAGATCGTAGGAGTCGCAGTAAAACTGACGAAATCCCCCTCACAACATGCCTAAATCCTAATACTGAATGCTACGAACCATACCCTCGTACTTATAAATGCTGTCCTAATTGTGGTTATTATCCAGAACCAGCGGGACGTAGTAAACCCGAATATGTTGATGGTGATCTGACAGAATTGGACGAAGATACTTTACGACAAATGCGCGGAGAAATACATCGTATTAATTCGACTCCATTGATCCCGAACGGACTTTCCGATATCGCCCAGGCCGCGATACGTAAACGACACTGGGAACGTCAAGGCGCACAAGCCAAGCTTAAAAACTCTATTGCGTGGTGGGCCGGGACGCAAAATTCAGAAAGCGAAGGGTTCCGAAGATTTTATTTTAAATTCGGAGTAGACGTAGGAACCGCACAAACGTTAGGCTCCAGAGAAGCGTCCGAACTGGCTGACAGGATAAATGCGGAACTTTTAAAAAATGGCATTGACGGAACGGTCAATGCTGAGTTATATTTGATGCAAATAGGAGGCTGATAATTATGAGACCGATGCTTAATCCTGATTGGTTTAAACGACTACCTGATAATGCCCAGGTTAAAAGTGCCGAAGTCGCACAGCTCTTCGGATATTCTCCAAATACTAATGCAAGCGTACTTTTGAAACATAAGTCAATTCCCAAACCTACTCATAATTGCAGTGGGTTTTCGAGAAATAAAAATTTCGGGTGGGAAGTTAAATATTTAAGGACATTTTTAAATAATGATAACCCTTAATCAATGGGCGATAAAGCACGGAATTACAGCTCAAGCTTTATATGAGTTGGAATGCATATTTCTAAGTCATTATCCACAAAATGCCGCATCGACTGGAAATTCTGAAAGCGCGAATTTATCTAAAGTGAGACTCGAAGCCGCGCGGAAAGGTTGTCGGCTATGGCGTAATAACGTAGGAGTGCTACGGGATGAAACCGGGCGACCTGTTCGGTATGGACTTGCAAATGATAGTAGTCGTTTAAACGAGCAGTTAAAAAGTTCAGACGCTATCGGATGGCGCCGGGTCAAAATTGAGCAACATCATGTAGGTTCTGTGATTGCTCAATTTTTAGCGCGAGAGGTTAAAGAGTCTGGATGGGTGTATTCCGGTAAAGCTCGTGAAATAGCGCAAATGAACTTTATAAGATTAGTCGTAGCGGACGGCGGAGACGCTGCTTTTTGTACAGGAGAAGGGAGTTTATAAAATGAGAAATTTATTTATGATGTTTGTGATCTGCTTAGTATTTGTTGCATGCAACGATCCTGTTGCCGCAATGAGTTTATTAAAATGAGTAAGGCCGCCGCAATTACTGCAGAAAGCCGAAAGAAAATTCTAGAGGTCGCTTCTAATTTGGCGAGTAGACCTGATGCGTCACAACTACTGACTCAAGATAATATAGCGAAGTTTTCCGGTTATAGTGTCAGTTCTGTTAGAAAAGTTTTAGGAAGCATTAACAATTTCCGTAAATCGAAGGGCATACGCACATTGTCAGAAGATGTGAAGGATTGTCGCCGTGATGAGATTATGTCGGCAGCATTAAAGGTCGCAAGTCGACCTGGCGGATGGGCTACGCTGACTAGAGAATATGTATCGTCCGAAGCCAGATGCGCGAGCGGGCTAGTATCTAAGTATTTCGGGACTATGCTTCAGTTCAGACGATCTATCATGAGAGCTGCCATTGAGCGTAAAAATCTAAGTATCATCGCCCAGGGCGTGGCTAGCAATTATCCGCATGCGTATAAAGCATCGCCTGAATTGCGTAAACAAGCCCTCGATAGCTTATCACTATGAATTTTCTTCCCGACGCACTAAAGCCTCTGGCAGCATATAAGCAATTTACGATTTACAAATTAATACCGAGACCTGATGGCGGGACCGATAAACTGCCTTGTGACTTTCGAACTGGCAAAGCATGTTCATGGACGGATCCTGCGTATTGGACTAATTCCGAAACTGCGATTGCCGCCGCAGCAAACTATGGGGAAAATTACGGGGTAGGATTTGTTCTCACTGAACACGATCCATTTTTCCTACTTGACATTGACGACTGCCTGATTCCCGGCATAGGTTGGTCCCCGACCGCCTTAGGTGTAGCTGCGTTATTTCCCGGCATATGCATTGAAGTATCGCAAAGTGGCACCGGATGGCATTTGATAGGATCAGGACGCCCACCGGCACACGGCTGCAGAAACGATCAATTAGGACTCGAATTTTATCATTCGTCCCGACACATCGCATTGACTGGAATTAATGCTGTAGGTGATGCGAATATTGACTATACCGCCACATTATTATCTGTGATCCCTCAATATTTCCCGCCTGTTACTCGTGGTGCATCAACCGATTGGACTGATGAAGCTTGTGAAGGATGGAACGGCCCGGATGATGATGATGTATTAATATCTCGCGCTTTACGATCACAATCCCCTGCTGCTGCATTTGGTAAGAAAGCCTCATTTGCCGACCTTTGGACTTGTAACATAGATAAGCTATCGGAATGTTACCCGGACGCTGGCAAAGGATATAATGAGAGTCAGGCGGACGCAGCACTCGCTCAACATTTGGCGTTTTGGACCGGTAACAATTGCGAACGAATTGAACGATTGATGGAACAATCCTCATTGTTACGGGACAAATACGACCGCAAAGACGGGCAATTTGGAACTTACTTGAGACGAACGATTGTAAATGCAGTATCCAGACAATTTGAGGTGTTGACTGATAAGGCTTTAGAGCTACCCGTCGATACAGTAACAACACGAGCCGGGGGTGAGCCGGCTCTGGTGACCCCTGTAACAGGCAATACCTTTGTGAATGGTGAAAACCAATCGGTGCTATTTGCTGGTTGCGTCTATGTTCAAGACATACATAAGGTATTAGTTCCCGGTGGCCGCCTGCTCAAACCTGATCAATTTAAAGTAGAATTTGGCGGCTATACCTTTACGCAGGATAATGCCAATATCAAAACGACCAAGGACGCTTGGGAAGCGTTTACACAAAACCAATCATACCGACCACCAAAAGCTAAAGGTACTTGTTTTAAACCCCAAATGAAGCCTGGCGAATTGATAGACATTGAAGGCGATTCTTATGTAAATTCATACTGGCCGGTCAAAATAGACCGTAAAGTCGGAGACGCTAGCCGAATATTTGAACATATGCGGAAGATTCTTCCCGACGAACATGAATTCAATATTATGTTGTACTTCATGGCGGCATGCGTGCAGCATCAGGGGGTCAAATTCCAATGGGCGCCTTTATTACAAGGAACCGACGGTAACGGTAAGACCGCCCTTACTAGATACGTGGCGGCGGCCATTGGTAAACGGTACACTCATTGGGTAAGACCGCACCAATTAACAAATAATTTCAACAGTTGGTTAGTTGGCAAAACATTTTACGCCGTAGAAGATATTAAGGTACCTGGTGAACGTGAGGATATTATTGAAATTCTAAAACCTATGATAACCGGCGGTGACGGTCTTGAGATTGAAAGTAAGGGAGTGGATCAAGGAAATGCCGATATATGTGGTAATTTTATATTTAATTCCAACCACAAAGATGCTATACGCAAGACCCTGCGGGATAGGCGTTTTTGTGTAATGTATACTGCCCATCAAACGGCTGACGAAATAGAAGCCGCTGGATTGGGGGGATTGTTCTTTCCAAAATTTTACGAATGGTTAAACTCGGAAGGTTACGCCATAATGTCCGAGTTTCTTCATACCGTACCCATCCCTAACGAGTATAACCCAGCCAAAGACCTACATCGGGCACCTGAAACCATATCTACAAAGTTTGCAATAGAAGCGACTAGCGGAAGTATTGAGCAAGAGGTTATGGAGGCATTACAACAAGGATTACCGGGCTTTCGTGGGGGGTGGATATCAAGTATCATGCTCGATAAATTGCTCGAAAGTTTAGGCTTGGCTAGAAGGGTTACCCGATTTAAACGTAAAGAACTGTTACAAAATATGGGTTATATTCCGCATCCAGGCCTCGTTGATGGTAGGGTGAACAACTCAATATACCCTGACGGTGGAAAACCTCGATTGTTTGTGAAAATAGAATCCCCGGAAAGATATCTAGCCGGGGCTAAAGAAATTGCTAAAGCTTACGAAGATTCGAATATGGAAACGTTCAGGGCTGCTTAGTAGATCTTGTCATTGACACGTCGATCAGGATGGAATCAATAATGCCTGTAGTGTGATCGCCGACTCTTAAGCTTTCTTGCGCAAATTCATTTAAAGCAATCCTGGAGTCAGATAAAATTGATTGATTTTGTTTGACCAACGCAATATCAAATCCTTCCGGTGCGTTAATTTCCAACGTAATTTTGTGTTTTATAAATTTAGTAATCATTTTAATAAGTCTCCTATTTAACATAAAGCCAATCTAATGCATTCAGACACACTTTTAGGCTCTCTCGACCAAACCTCATCCCAGACTGAGTAACACTCCCCGCGAGTATCAATATGTTCGCCGTCAAGCATTAATCCCGAATTTGTTTTATTTATTCCGTGAGTATGGATTATTACCGCATCGCCACAATTAAATGCTTCCTCGATTTGCTCTTTCATAACTTCATCTCCGTTTTGCAATAAATACATTTTAAAAGTCTCCGTTTGTTAATTGAGATTCTAGTATAGATGAATTATTCATCATTGTCTAGTAAAGTTTTTGATAAATGCGTCGGCGGCATAATAAGAATTGGAACCTTCATACCTTGCCGGGCCTGGAAACATGCTGCTAAATTGTAATTTATTCCACTTCTTAGCATCTGGGCCAATGAATTTACGGCCATCCCATGCATAACCAAAGAACATTTCGCGTTGTTGCTTTATTGAAAAAGTCTCATGTTCCGTAACAAGTACCGGAGCCAGAGCCTCACCCTTCAAGCATGGAATACAACCGCTAGTCGATCGGTACCTCCATCCTTTATGCCCATGTTTACAAGGTAATCCCGTGCGAAATACTGATAAACCTAGCATGCTTGCGATATCTCTGGTAATTATAGCGTCAGGAGTATCCCTCATTAATTTCTGTTCTGTAGATTCATTCCTAATTCCTGCGCATATCACACATCGACCGGTTTTTATATTAGGAGTTTTGAAATGAGAACTTCGATTGCACGGGTTCGAAGTATAAAAATAATTAACTCCGCAATTTATAGCCTGTTCGATATTTTTCGGAAACGGATCAGGTTTATCAGGACTCCCTTGCAACCACAACGACCAGGTCTCTTTTAAGTGATTGTTTGAGCAATTTACACATTTGTCACTGTCAACAAATCTTGATACAGGCTTTGAGTTGCATTCTGAGCAAGCTTGATCTGAATAATAAACATAATAGCCTAATTTATCCGACGTATCCTTATTCCAAGGAGCGTTTTGTATACTACTACCATCCGAATTAATAAATTCCATATTATTCCCTATAAAATAATAATAATGTATCTATTTTGACATTCACCCTGTACTTTGTAAATAGTTTCTTACCAATTTCTTAACTTATTGATTATATTATACATTTATTTTAACTTACCCCGCACCCCCGTGCCCCGTACTACCTGAATCCTTTTATGTAATTATCATATACATTATTATGTACGTTGTAATAATAATGTATATGATAATTACCTATTGTCAATATTAAAAAGTATGGGGTATAGGGGTAAATAAGAGTAAGAAGCAATACAGTAGCCATTACCCCGTTACCCCATACTAGTAAAAAATACAGGGTATATACGGGGTAATTTTATTCTGTGGTAATATAGTCGTATGGAACCTAAACAAGCCCGATTTGTGATTGAATATTGCGTTGACCAAAACGGTACGCAAGCCGCTTTACGCGCAGGATATGCAGAAGGTAGCGCCAAAGAACAAGCCTGTAGACTGCTAACAAAGGATCACATCACTGCCGCTATCGCCGAACGGATGGAAGAAATCTCTGTGGCAGCAAGCATTACACCCCAAAAAGTGCTTAAATTGTGGTGGCAAATTGCCAGCGCCGACCCTAACGATATTATGCAAGTAAGGCGCGTAAACTGCCGCCATTGCTACGGAAATGACCATAAATACCAATGGAGTAGGGGTGAGTATGAAACCGCCGTAAACACCGCAATCAACCTCGGCAAAGAGGCTCCCGACGGAATGGGCGGCTTCGGGTTCGATGTGAATGTCGATGCAAACCCCGACTGTCCGGAATGCGGCGGACGTGGTGACGAATTGGTGCATGTTAATGATACTCGACGACTCAAGGGGTCTGCCAGGAAGTTATATGCAGGTGTAAAGCAAACTAAATACGGTATTGAAGTTATTACCAGAGACCAGGATAAGGCTCTTGAGAATATAGCTAAATATATCGGGATGATGGTGGATCGTAAGGAAATTAGTGGTCCTGGTGGTGGTCCTGTTAACTTGAGGCATGCTAAAGCTGAGGATTTGACCGATGACGAACTTGCGGCATTGATTGTGACTGATGCTACGGGCGAGTGATGCGGCTGCGGAGTTATTAAGACGACGGGCGGCACGTTCGAATTTGGCCGACTATATCCGCTATACCAGCCCAGACTTCATAGAAAGCAATTTTAGCCGCATACTGTGTGAGGCACTTGACAAGTTCGTGTTGGATGTTCAAGCCGGCATCCGTCCTATTCTGAAGGTGCATGCACCTCCGCAGCACGGAAAGACCGAAATAGTTTCCCGAAAATTCCCTACATATTTAATCGGAAAGTTTAAAAATTTGAGGATATCGTCTGCCAGTTATTCAGCAACTTTCGCCGAATCAATAAGTTTGGACGTGCGCCGATATCTAGCTGAAAGCTTGCATAATCGGATATTCCCGCTACCTGATGATAAAATAAAATTCTCAGTAAACCGGAATGGTGAATTTACGTCTCCGTATGATATGAGGGGCAGTCATATAGCTGATGGTATTGGTGGCGGGTTTACTGGGCGGGCATCTGACATATTTATCATCGACGACCCGATTAAAAACTCACAGGAAGCATTAAGCCCGGTAACTAAAGAAACGCACTGGAACTGGTATCAATCCACAAGTAAAACCCGCATGAGTAAAGATTCCGGTCTTATTGTGATGGCTACACGATGGGCCGAGGATGATCTGGGCGGTAGGATCGAGCAACAATACGAAGGGGATCCTCGCATGACTGTTTTAAATTTCCCGGCAGTAAATTCGATTAACGATGCCGGTTACAATGCCGAATTACCAGAAGGGGCGTTGATTCCTGGATTGCATCCTATCGAGCAGCTGGAAGAGTTACGAAAAGAGTTATCTGACTATTGGTGGTCTGCGATGTATCAACAGTCTCCTAAGTCTATTGGCGGTAACGTATTCAAAGAGGAAGGTTTGCGTTACTATTATCCGAAAGACTTACCTGTACGCTTTGATCGAGTCCTTATAAGCTGGGATTGTACCTTTAAGGACACGGACGGCACTGACTTCGTAGTCGGGCAAGTTTGGGGAAAACGCGGCGCCAACAGCTATTTACTCATGCAAGTCCGGGCGCGGATGTCGTTTACTAAGACGGTTTCGGAAGTGGTTAAGCTCAAAAATGAATATCCAAAGTCTAGGGAAATTTTGATCGAAGATAAAGCTAACGGCCCAGCAGTTATTGATACTCTCAAAGCGACTGTACCGGGTATTATTCCGATCGAGCCGGACGGATCCAAACTCGCACGTGCTCACGCGGTGACTGCTTATTGGGAGGCGGGGAACGTTTGGTTACCTCACCCTGATCTGTATTCCTGGGTAAAGCCGCTTGTTAATGAACTGACTGCATTTCCTGCTGCGGCGAACGACGACCAGGTAGATGCCCTCACCCAAGCATTACGGCGCTTGTATCCTTTGTTTAATAAGATTAATATATCTCAATCAGTTATCGATAAAGTTATGGGGAAGAAATGAGTAAGATTAAGGTTGCAGGAAAGTACCGGTTATCGTTTATTTGCCCTGGCTGTGATGGTTATCATGTGATATCGCATAACGATCCGACGGGCGGTAGTTGGGAATTTAACAACGACTTTGATACACCAACGATATCCCCGTCTATTTTACTTCGGGGTAAACAACTTACTGATAAAGGTAACTCTGATATTGAGGAGTGGCGTGATTCAGGTTGTCCGAAACGAAGTACCCCGTTTGAAACGGTCGAACGGATATGCCATTCGTATATTACCGACGGAAAGATTCAATTTCTCACTGATTCTACGCATAAGTTCGCGGGGATGACTGTCGATTTACCGGAGATTGTATGAGTGAGAATAAAGCATTACTACGAGCAGTTATGAGGTCGAAGACTGCGAACGTGGAATTTAAACCGTACGAATTCCCCATTCAGATACCTGAATTGCGCCCAGGGGTGGTGCCTGCAGGTACGACGGC